TTTAACGCTGTTCATTTCGACTGCGTGCTCTGACGGTTCCACAATGCCCCCTAGATGTGTTTACGGACGAGCCATGCGCCCAGCACCATCATAAGAAATGAGTGCGACAGGAAGTAGATGAACTCAACCATCAGAACGGCTCCTCATTTATTGCATCATCCCAGAATTTGCCAATAGCAGCGTCACGCCACCAGTTACGGTCCAAGGTCATAGCCATCAACTCTTGATGCAATTCAAGAATTAAACGCCCGTTCGGAGTGAGCAAGTCTTGACCTGAAAACAGTATGCCAAGTTCATTTCTCTCAATCATTAGGACCTTCGAGACGCTTTAGCTCGTCGATGTAGGCAGAGGCCTGACGCTTCGTAAACCCGTCGAGGTCCACTGGTGGTGTCTTGCCGAGGGACTTGCAGACGGCGCGGATCATGTTGCGCTGCTTATCGCTGGCAAGGTCGCCACTCTCGGTAATCGTGGTAGCACCAGAAAAGCGCTGAACCTTCTGCATCTCTTCTCGAGATGGACGCTTCGTGTGGTCAGCGGTCGGGGCGTAGGACTCGCACATGCGACCCAGCGCACTTGTCTCGCAGTTCTCCACGTGGCTGGTGCGGTTGACATTGCCTTGCCCCCGCACCTCCTCAGCGTGTCCAGTGGCCATCAGTTGATCGCCAATCCACAACTCTGCTCGGAACACGCAAACATCGGCTCCGGGCTGTGAAAGCATCACGGTGACAACGCGTGGATTAACGTCTCGAGACCTAAGAGCCTCAAGTAAACGCGCTAAGCGGACCGCTACCGGCTCATAGTCCTCAAGGCTCATGGGATGTCCTCCCATGGGCTTTTCACAATCCAGTCAACTATCTCCACATAGGACTTCTCAAACTCTGTCGCTGCGGTCTGACGCGTCATGGACGGATGCCAGACGGCCTTTACCTCGCTGAGTTCCATCAGACGTGCAGCTGCTTCATACAGCCATTTAGCGCCGACAGAATCGCCAGACAGTTCTCGATCTGTGGCGAGGTTGCGTAAACGCTGGGCAAGTGCTTCATCACTAAAAGCCATTTGCTGCTGCTTTCTTAGCGTCGCGCTTGGCTTTGGCTTCAGCCTTCTTGCGGGCCGTCTCAAGGGACTTAGCGCCGTCTGCGATTAAAGGCTCGACGACCTTACGCAGGGTGACTGCAAGGTTCTTGTCGCCGTCACGCAGTTGGACATGGACAAGGGCGGTGTACTCCTCAGGGGTAAGCCGGAGGGCAACCGAGTATGGTTTCATTATCATTGTTTCTCCCAATGTGTTTGTGTTTACTGACCTGAGGTTACACGCCAGTTAGATGCACCTTTGCCATCGGCCCACAGGACCGTGGCTACCTTCAGGTTGCAGGAAGGGTCTGTCAGCGATTTGCTGACTTGACGCGCTGGGCGTTTACACGTCCGAGCAGTGAGCGTACGCCAGCTGCTATTGATCTGAAGTAACCCAGAGTCAATCGAGCCGTCTCCGTTGGGTTTACTGACTGCACGGGGATTGCAGCGCGACTCGCGCCACATGATGCGGTCAAAGACCTCCACGGGTAACCGATGCTTGCGGAGCATGGTGTGCCACTGGGGGCATTTCCATTCTCGAGCAGCGGAAGCTGGTGCGGACGGGATAGATAGGGCGAGTAGTGCGAAGCACAGCGATACACGTTTAATCAACCTTCTCAACTTTGGTAGGTGGCCCCCACACTTGCTCACGGAATCGCCGAGTGGCGACAGTGGTGCGAATGATCAGGTCCGGGTTATGAATGTCACGAAAAATCTGGACGAGCACTAAGTCGTCCTCAGAGCGTAATTCCTCATACAGGAAGGTCGGTATCAATCCCATAGGTCCTCGTCATCAACCTGCCAGTTGAAGGGCCGGCGGTGGTAAGGCCGTGGGTTTTTGCTGCAGTCGTACATGGCCTGCAGCAGGCAACCGAAGAAGATGCACAGTGGCACGGAGACAAAGAAGATGTTCATGGGATGGCCACCCAGACTATTGCAGCGTTGCCTGAGCGGGTGTTGCGTCGAAGCCCTGAATCCTCCAGCCATCCGTCACGGGCAAGCGTGTTAATGGCTGGGGTGGCTGACTGGACAAGCAGCTGCAGGATGACGCAGATTTCATCGCAGGTCAGACCGTCAGTGCCTCTAGAACGGATTTCCTCGTAGATGGCGCGTCGTTGGGAGCCTGTGCGCCCTAACGCCCGTCTAGCGGCTTCCTGTGACGTCTCCTGAGGTCCTGTGCGTGTGACGTTGCGTTCTATCGGCGGCCGATTAATGCCGGCGAAGAGTGGCAGGTCTTGGAAGTTCATTTGGTTTCTCCTTGTCTGTGGGGCGGGCACCCCGTGTAAACAAAGTAGCGACGGTGTAAACACATGTCAAGCATTCGAAGGGGGCGGGGGCAGGATCGGGGAGAAACATCGACCCCACCCCCTAATCTCGCGGGCAATGTCCCGTCGCCGGCGAGAGTTCTATGGCTTAGGGAGCGCTCTCCATGCAGCCTCAAACGCGTCGGCAGCAGCTGCGTCATTTCCCCAAGTGTTGTCAAGTTCTACGTGCAGCCACTTGCCCCCAATGGAGCCAGCGTTATCCGATGCGGTAAACACCTTGACGCCTTTCATGCCTTCACCTCTGGAACAGCGATAACCACGTCCGTATTTTCCAAAGCTGTATTGATGATTTTCGGAAAGTCGAAGCTCTTTGGAGTACTGCACAAGCCAAAGGAAAGCCTCCTCAAGAACCTTTGGATCAGAATGTCCGGCATCAACCGCCCAGCCCGTCGCATGCGTCGATAATGCGCCCTTGGCCTGAGGGTTGCGGACGGGACGATTTGCATAGATACCAAGATTGGTGAAGCCCCATCGCCGGCCCATTAACGAGATGAGACGCTCAACAACTGGTGACGCTTTTTTGCCGTCATAAGACGGAAAATACAAATACTTACGGGGCACTTGGCGGGTCCTTTGGCTTGTCCTTCAGGCCGTTGCCGGCGAGCAGTCCGATGAGACCACCTGAGAGGGTGAGCAGCATGCTGCTGAGCACTGAGACCTGGGCAGCATCGAGCTCAGCCATTTTCTCAGGCTGGGTCACAAATAGCAGTCCGTACAGAATCGTGAACACTGAGCCCACAAATGACAGGGTGAGACCGATAGCCACGATCATCACGATGCGTGCTTTTATTTCTTCATTGGTCATTCTGTTTTCGGGTTTCATGGGCAGCGCCTTTCTAGTAGTCCGTTGTCGGGGGTGGTTTCGCAGTTGTATCGGGTGCGATCTGCGCAGCTACTCAGGGTTATCAAGAGAAACAGCGTGAGCACTAAGCGCTTCATCGGTTGCCTCCATGGGTCGTACAAGTGGGGCTGGTGGATTTGTGTCGTGTTCCCATAACACCAAAGTTTCTCCTGACAAAGCCCAACCAGTGTCAAAACCTGCGTCAAGTAATAATTGAGTAAGTTCTTTATGCGTCATGCGCTTACCTCCATAAGAACTATTGAAGAGGTTTCAGTTGCTATTTGAACCACAACCGCTGCAGCGTTTAGGTCATTGTAAAACTGCGTTTTATAAGTCACTGGCGAGGCTGTTGCTGGACTGTCAAGAAAGATGCCAGAAATAGTTGCCAAACGAAGTTCAAGCAATGAGTTTGTGTATCCACCACTCAAAATAATGTTTTGAATGTTGGTTGCGCCTCGCATCAACTGAACATTCACAGCGTTTGCTGCATTGCCTGCACCTTTTGCTCCACCGTTTTGATTTACAAACACCAATACCTTGCTGCTTGTAGATTGTGGGGTAATCGTTGCAGTCAAACCAGTGTCAACAGGAGTTGTAGTTGAATTGGTCACTTGCGTGTTTGTACTTCCGTACACAACCTGCAAGATGCGAAACGCTCCACGTAGGTTGTTGAATTGTGCAGCTGTGCCGACATCGCCTGTGGCGACCGCTGCTGGGAGTGATGTTGGTGTTGCCATAATTTCCTATCCTAAGAGGTCAGTTCCGCCCCATGTGGACTGTCCCCAAATCCACACAGCAGCCCAGCGTGCAGAACCCTCAAACGTCGTTGTCCATTGACCGGGCACAACCGAGTGCGTAATACGAGACAACAACATCGGCGTCGTAATCGCATTACCAGTAGGCGGAGAAACAACAACGGTAATGCGGTCATTCAGCTCACGATCTAACGCGTTGCTCCAGTCCCCATCGGGCGACAGGACAACCTCGACAGGGTCAGCCTTCGAATACACCTGACCGCCCCAACCAGTGACAATGTCACCAATGGACACAGCGTTAGCAAGAGACGCAACCTGCGTATCGACGGAGGCTTCAGCAGCTCCATAGGTCGCAATGCTGGACGTGTTCTTCTTCGTGTAAACACCGCCCTGAGACATCGTGACATCGGCTTCGTTACGCATCGAGTCGCCGTCATAAGCAATGGCCACTTCAGGCCCGATGGCATAGCCCCCGGTGCCGTAGGTGCCCTGAGAAACAATGGAGCGCGACTGGCTGCGAATCTGGTTCTGGTTATACAGCGTTAAAACGCCAGCACGGGTCACGAAGAGTGGCGCGTATTCAGAGTCTGCAACCTTCTGCAGCTCTGCCGTCGTCATGGGTGCGTCGTCTGTTAACTCAAGAACTGTGGAGGCTGGTGCGGACGGTGCAGAGGTCATGCCAGACGGGAACGAAGTGTTAGCAATAAGTCGGTTGAATCGTGCAGCAGTTGACTCAGAGAAAGCAACGGTCGAGTACTTAAAAATCTCTTGGAATACGGCCTCTGTTTGGATGCCGTCCCAAACGATGAACTGCTGGGTCTGTCCTGATCCCAACAGGTACGCCTCGTTTACCGTTAAACCTAAAATGCCAGTCGGGGCTGTAGTGACAACAACTTGAGAGACGCCGTCAACCCAGATGGCCAGCGCCTTAGTGGTGCCGTTGAAAGTGAATGACAGCATGCGAGCTGTGCCGCCGTCATACTGTCGTCCGGTGTACCAGATGCGCTGTTGGTTGCTGTTGTAGTCCAGCATGTAAACCTGATACGCCGACAGCGCAGCGTCGTATTC